CCATTCTTTCTTTTACCATGCCAGCCAAATAGACATGTCCATCTTTATACTGGAATAGTATGGAGTCGTGGATTTGGGCAAGGAGTTTAAAGTTATTCTGGTGGTCGGGATGAATTGCAATATCATAGAACACTTTCATGTATGCAAGATTAAGAATCATAGCATTAAGAGACTGCGGAGCATGAGCTACGTATGAATTCAATGCTTGCTTGTTATCTTTAGGGTTACTGAAGCAATAGCGAGTCCAACCTGTAGCACCGACTAATTTCCTGTGCGTTAGAATCTGAGCTACAATCCAGACTTGATACTCCCCTCGAATAGTGGGATATGTTTTATCGAATCTATCTAGTAGGTACTGAGCAATCTGTTTAGCTGAGAGCCCTCGGCCTAGTCCCAATAATCTGGCAGCATTATATATCGCCTTCTCTCCCATTGTATCTACTAGAACCTGTGCTCCCATGTTATAATTCGCACCATGATTAACTCGTTTCGCCACATCTCGAATAGGTTTATTCTTTGTCTTATGCTTAATCCGATCATAGATTTCATCATAAGGTATACCAAAGAATGCAGACGCATTAAGGCTGTGGAAGTCATCATCAGATGATATAGCTAATAGGAGATTCTTGTCTCCTGTAATGTACGCTGTATCTCTCGTTTCTGCTTGTTCGAGATCAGATTCTCCATAGAAGAATCCAGGGTCTGATTCATAAGTTTGTTTAACAAGAGTACCTGTGGTTTGGTTTTGAATATTAATCCCACACCAGAAGTGATGTTCTCTTGATGCAAGTCTTCCAGAATCAGTGCCATGTGGGTTGAGAGCATACAAAACTCGTCCGTTAAAGTCTTTAGATCCTCCCTCTCCTTTTTTGTCAGCATCATCATCTGTCCTTAGATAAGTAGATTTAGCTTTGCGCATTGACCGAATACCCATAAGATCAATGTTATCAGTCTTAGGAACTCCTGTAATAACATTTAAGATATGAGAATTCAGCGGGTGTCGATATGCAGCCTTAGCTAGATTCTTAGCATCTGCATTAGGCAAATCCTCACAACCTAAGACTCGCAACAGTTTCTTCATCTGCACTGGAGAGTTAACATTAAAAGCCTGTGTGCCTAGCATACGATTCAGGCTTGCTTCACGCTCTATAATCTTAGCCTCTAATTCAGTTCTAGCTTTTTCTAGTCTCTCTTGGTTTCTCTTTAGTCCAATCATTTCTGAGAGATGACAAGGAAAGACTAAGGGGAATTCTTTAAGGTAATTCTGCTTAGCCCACTCAGGTGCTTCTAGTATCATAGCCATAAAAGCTACAGCAGTTGCCCAAGTATCTTTCGCATTATATAGGTAGTATTGTTCTAGATCATTTGTATGTGCTAGATCTTTCCAGTACGCCGCTTCTCGTACAAAGAAACTTTGGAGGAAAGCAAGGTCTTTTGGTAATTCACTATACCAGGAATGCATGAGATTAGCTGTATCCCAAAGATAGTTAGTTGGGACTGCGTCATACCTACTAAGATAGCTAATATCGTATTTACCATTTTGGAATATCTTAGCAGCAGGAAGACGGTTAATCTGCCGCATAGAATCCAGCGACCATAGTCTATCCATTGGAATAACATATGAGAAAGTTGCACAACCAGTAGCAGTAAACTTAATACCAGTATAACCAATACATCTGATAGCAAGGTTATGGCGAAATGTTTCAATGTCACATGCAATAAGATCACAACTCGAAAGAAACTGCAACGCTTCTTGGAAGTTAGACTCGTTTAGAATTCTCCACTGGAATTTAGGAGCAGTTAGCCAGGATTCTGGCTTGACGAGTTTAGAGGTAAATCTCTCTAGCAGAAACTTACCATATGGAACTGTTACTACTTGTTCGAGAGGATCAATAAAGACATACTCAAGGCCATTGCGCTTAAAGTAAGAGCCAGAGTAATTATCAAGGCTAGCATTATCCTTACCTGTAAGTTTACTAAGAGCCGCCAGAGAAGTAGAGATAACCCCAGTAATCCTGCGATTGGCAATAGAGGCATACATCTCCACTTCTGATAACATAGTTATCGGCTGGGTATAAACATGAACCCTACAATCTTTCATGTAAGGTTTAAGGTACTGGAGATAAGGCCTATCAGCCTCAGTACCTAGGAATAGGAGAGATTTTTCAGCCACGTTAGCTCCGATTAAAATGGAACATCACCAGACATATCATCATATGATTCATCTGGTAAATCAAAATGATCTTTAACTCTCAGAGATGTTCCACTAGGTCTGTCAGTCTTAGGCGCAGGAGTGTAAGCACCTCGATTTTGTTTCTTCTTAGCTTCTGCTACACACTCTCTATATAGCAGGTCTGACATATTCCAGTGAGTAAGCACATTCTCGTGCATCCACACTAAATATTGCGGATCAATCTCAGAAATTTCAGCAGGAGTTTTACCTCGGTATTTGCCAAATCTAAGAGGTCTGTGGTCTAAAGTAGATTGTTCATCAGCAGAGTTAGGATTAGCTTGGCGAGTCATACTAAATATCTCCAAGCATAATAACAAGCAACACCGCCGATAATTACTGTACCAACTAAGAATACAGTAGCACCGATACCTCGGACTATTCTATGTGTGGGTGTATTAGGATACCCTTCGATTATAATATAGCCTAGGATTAGGCATACAATTGCAATAGCGGTAAACATTTTATAGCTGACCTTTCTTAGCAAGTTCTTCTTTCACCTTGGTTACTAGCGCCTGAGATTCTCGGAACGCCTGAGTTTCACGAATCCTAACTCTTTGCGCCTTGCGAATATTAGCTTCGAATGAGGAAGTATCAATATAAGCATGTGCTGCAAGTGCACTAGATTTGGGAGAAAACGGGGGAGCTTGAAACGGTTCGTAGGCTGGTTTAGACATTAAGTTATTTTCCTATAAGTGGTGCTAGTGGCGGGAATCGAACCCGCATGTCTTTCGACGGCGGCTTTTAAGGCCGCTATGTATACCTATTTCATCACACTAGCTAAATTCTTGGTAGTTTATTTTATAGAGAATGCTACCAAATCTCTTAACTCTTATGCTAGATGTACCTAGTCTTTAGACTAGTTTAAACATACCCAAAGTAGTTTGACCAATCTGAGTTTGCTTATTCATTCGTACACCCGTAACACCTTCAACATTGAGAGGCATCTGGGTAAGCATCTTAACCAGTTCACCGTTCTTAGTGTCCGACGGCACTTGCAGTTGTTCACGAATGCTACTAAGAACATTCTTTAGCAGACCTTGGTTAATCTCATTCTTGCTGCCATCATTATTCGACAGCAGATAGAGAACACTGGTCTTATCACCAACCTTAGGAATATCTTTTTCTTCAGGAGCACCTGCAAATTCTTTGGTGCCTTGATAGATCATAACAGCTTCAACAGCAGGTTTCTTGTTAATCTCTTTAGCCACCAAAGATAGGGAAAAGAGATGAGTACCAGCCGGCCATGCTTTGAAACCAGGCAAATCAGCAAGATCATCAAGAGTTTCATCAAGCAGAGAATCGAGTGCGGAATTGGATTGAGTATTGTCAGTCATGATATATAGATAGAAAGTTAGAAAAGAAAAGCAAGTTAGAGACGGAAAATGAGAGTGAGTTACTTAACTGGGTCTTTAGTCTCCTTATAACGGTCATCGAATTGTGCATACTTATCTTGATTATGCATGTAGTGGGATAGAAACATCCAGCAACATCCAAGATGATCTATGTGCAATAGACCTGATTCTGGGTCAGTATCTTCACCTCGCATAATAGCAAGAAGATGTCGAAGCAAAGCTGCGATAACCCTAGAATACACAATACCTTTACGCCAATTGTGAGGTGCATATTTCTTGGCTCCAAAAGTAAGTACATTACCAAGTCCTAGAATAGCTAGAGGATCAATAAGATCCACAGAGATTTTATGGGAATCATCTTTATGTCCTTGTTCAAGAATACCCTGATCGAGTTTAACTCCAGCTCCGATAAGAGTATCGAGTTTTCTTAATTGCTCTGGAGACATAACTCTAGCAGGTGTAACAGGAATTCTAGGTTCATAAATCATTTCTTCTCTCCAAGTTTAGCTTGCAATTGAGCAAGTAAGTTAGTGGCAGGTGCGGTATTCTCTGGTTTATTTATCTGACCAAGATTCTGTGCAGCTACCTGTCCCGGCGATTGATTCACAATCTTAACTGATTTAAAAATAGGAATCAGGGAGGGTTCAGCCATCTTAGCAGTATCTACATCTGTGCGTGATCCCGTCACAATATTGAGAGTGGAGGCAGTCTTAGAATTAAATGTATGCTTCATGTTCTTAACATCGGCATAGACTACATGACCAAAATACTTTGCAACATTACGAGAAAAATTCCGCGTGCCAGCAGTAGGAACTAACTTAAGCTTACCATCTTCCATTTCAGATTCAGTCTCATGGGAGATGCAAACTACATGGAACTTAGCTTGCTGGACTGCACTAAAGAATGCATCCATTAGTTTACCTAGCTTAGCCCAATCATCATAGTCTAGTTTGTAATCATCCGGCTTACCTTTAGTGATAAAGGCAATGGCAGAATTGGTAAGTTGTGTGATAGAATCAAACACTACCACAGTATCTGGACTAAGGGCATTAAGATTAACAGCTACTGTAGGGGCACTGGTTTGTTTACAAATCGGGCAGTCAACTTTTCCATGTATTTCACAGATAGTAACTGGATTACCACGAATTACTTTAAGACAGGTCTCAATAGCAATAGGATAATCTCGTGTGTCTGGAATGGAAATAATTTCAATACGCTCTTGCCATTCCATTGGCATCTTGGTAAGAGTAGCATATCCATTTTCTAGATCAAACCAGATAAGATTAAATTCTTTAGCTAGTTCACCTGCGAGCTGAGTCTTACCAGTCTTAGGAGCACCATAGATAATGACTGACTGTATAGGAGAGGTAGGTTTAGTTGATAGTTTCATGGAGACTAGCTTGTAAAGATGAATGAGTGTAGAATCTACCAGATGGGCCACAATCTTCTGAATATTTTCTTTGTATATCGCATGAGTAATAAGAGACTGTGCCAGTAACTGGGTCAACTTTCTTACTATGCTCATGGTGGCATTCGAAGTTACCTGAATTGCGCATAACTGCGTGTGTGCAATCCTTACAGAACTTATAAGATTTCGGCTCCGCTTTCTTCTCTTGATCCTTCTGTTCCTGTAAGCTTAGCTCCTTGGGATCGGATAAGATCCAGGAGAGAAATGGATACTTGGTACTTAGAATGATCTTCATAGATAAGTTCCGCTGCCACAGGCGTTAGAGGTTTGGTTAGATTCTCGGTGCTGAGAGTACACATATTAAGATATTCACAATCTCTATTCCAATCGCGGCAAGACTCTCCGTGCATAGGATATAGATTTTGCTCATATAGTTTAATCGTTTCAATATCTAGTAAGAGTTCTTGAATCCATTGCGCCCGCTGAGTATATGTTTTTGTAAACGGGAGATCACAATACTCCATTGCCATAGTCTGATAGACTAGATAATGTACACGATAGCTAGACAGATTAGGGAAAATGGCATCCAAAACAATAGAGTATCCGATAGCTTGTGCGCTATTCTTATAGGTAGCTGGTGCGATTGCATAGGTTGAAGCTGTTTTGAGTTCCAGAACAATAACTTCACCTGTAACAATGTTGCGCATAACAACGTCAACGAAACCACGATAGACATATCCATCTGGGAAATGAATAATGAACCCAAGTTCAACGGCAGGTTTATCTTCATAGTAAACCAACTCGTAATCTCGCATATAACCACTGTCCCGCATAGACTTAAACATCCGTACTGCGTGAACAGCAAGCCAAAAGTTCTTCTTCTGTTTAGGATTGTCAGCAAAGAGGTCAGAATCCCAATGAACAAACATGCTAAAGATAGTTTGCTCAATTGATTTTCCTTCGCAGATAGATTGAATACCTTCACCAACAGCATGACCAAATGAAAAAGTCAGAGAACCCAGGATATCCACAGATTCTTCTGACTTAGATTGGAGCTTATATAACTGGAATTTCCGGGGACACGAATGCAAAGTTAGGAGTGATGAATAGGAGAGCTGTTTAATTCTAAGGTCTGTACTAGCGTCCATAAGGATTCCTGTTCTGAAAGAGTAAGAAGAGAGTAGATGAAATCAGTAAAGAGCCAAGTATTAAATAGGTTGTATGGTGTAGTAATAGTATACGGTCTTGGAATTAGGCAACGGTGCGCTGGAAGGATATAAGTATAACATCCTAGGAACTCCATTAGCTTGCGTGCTTGCTGGATGGTTATAGTTCCCGATTGTATTCGTGCACATATTCTAATTCGTAGTTCAGAATCTTTAGAATCCCAAGTCACTTGAACTCACCTTAGATAGTGATTTAGATTTAGCTGAGGATGTCTTAGTTAGAGACTCAGCTAGCACTGTA